TTGTCGATACCGTATTTTTTAATCTGTAATTCTACCATCTTTAATTTCTTGTCAATTTTGGCAGATTTTGCTGTAATTGCGGCATTCATCATATTTGCGGCCACTTCAAACATACGTGCTCCATAGCGCGGTTCGACTTGCATTCCTAAGTCCATGATATCGTCATAGGCTTGTTCTGCTTTGTTTGCTAGGGCATCTAATTCACTATCACTAATATCACCTAAACCTTTTACTCTAGGAAGGGCCGCTGATATCTTGTCAAATTCTTCAAGTTTTTCTTGAAGGTTTAATGATGGTGGAGCCTGTAAATCTGCTTCAGAAACAACTGGTTCTTTTTTTTCGGGTGGAAGGTTAAAAACCTCTTCTAATCTTTTTGTCATAGTTTATTACTTATTCTTTTTAGGATTTCATAGTAAAAATATCAGATTCAGTTAGAATTCTAAATTTACAATTATTTTGAGCACACCATGCTTTTGCCATTTTCCACTTAACTTGATTGCGTACAAACTGTGCTTGATTATAGGGATTTTTTCCAACGTTTTCTAGTACTGCTTGATTCTTAGGTTTAATTTCTATAAGTTCGACGTGCTTTCGTTGATTCTTATCTAAGTAACTGATTAAAAAATCAGGAACGTAAACTGTTCCTTTACCTGTTAATGGATCGCGATATGGAATCTTAACACATTCACTCGCCCATTCTGTTATTGCTGGGTTATGATCACAAAATCTCATAAAAACTAATTCCCAACTACTTCGATAGATAGGGGTACCTAATCCAAGATATTTTTCTGGATTGGTTAATTTATAGTGACCTTTGGCAAATTTTAAACTCATACTAGTATATTACGTGATATGGCATCAACTACTGGATTTGTATTTGCGATGCCAAGTGTACTGGTTTTAAATCGATTGTAGTTTAATATTTGTGCCACAGTAGTACTTAAGGTAGCATCAGATGCGCCCTGTAGTGTTTGTAATACTGCCATCGGATCGTAACCTTCTTTCTTTGCCTGAGTTAAGATAGTAATGGCTACAGTTTCGGCACTAGGATTTTTAAATCCTCTCTTTTCTAAAAATCCAGTCATAGCAATTAACGCCGAATTGTTTAATTGTGTCGGCAAACTATTATAATTGTTAAACACATTTAAAGTAGCATCGCTACTTGACGGTTTACTTTCATTAGGTACATTATTATAGATGTAATTACTCATTTTTATTTCTTATTAACTATTAAAACTTCCGTTTACTAACGTCTTTTCAACATTACCTAACTCATCAACAGGAGAACTAGATCCATCTGGAGCATAGACTACCCTAGGACCGGTATAGTCTGAGGTAGTTTGGGTTTGATCAGAGTTAGTTTGTTGAGCATTAGCATCACTTTGTGAATCTGGATTATTTCCACTGGTTTGATCTTGAGTAGTTGGGTTACTACCGTTTCCAGTATCACCACCGGATTGTGTTGGATCAGGATTACTATCAGTTGGTCCAGTAGCACCACTTGCTCCAGTATCAGCACCAGTAGCACCACTTGCTCCAGTATCAGAACCACTTGCTCCAGTTGTTGGACCGGTAGCGCCTGTGGCTCCAGTAGTTAACATTGCCTTTGCTTGAGCAGGAGTTATTTTTCCAGAAGCAAGGTCAGCCGCAATATTTGCGCCTGCTGAAGCATTAGACGCAGAAGCAGTAGGTCCAGCATTTCCGCTACCCCCACCAAACAATGTTCCAATACCACCTAACGCACCCGCCACTGCTGAACCGCCAAATACACTTCCTAATCCACCAGGTGTGCCGGAACCTAATCCTATTGCTCCTAATGCGTTACTAACTAAATTCTGGGAGCCTAGTAATGATCCTAATACACTTAACCCACCTTGTGTACTTTCCCCGCTATTGCCAACTTTACTAAATGGATCTACACTATTGTCGTAATTTCCATTGCCAGCATCGGCAATTGGACTAGGAGTTAAATCATAATAATTTGACGCAAATCCTGGAGGATTACTTCCTGCTTTTACTTTACCGTATCCGTACAGTACTGCTTCATACATTACTGTCATTTTATTTTCTAATACTTTGTTACCCGATGCTACATCTAATCTATCATGATCCCATTGTGTAATTAAAGGATTCACTAATGTAAAACAAGAATATTCTTTTTGGTTTAATTGATATATTGTTATGCTCTGAAAGAAAGGATCAACTTGACCGTTATTAAGACCATATGCTGTTGCCGGTGTTATAACAGATTGAGGATTGTATTTTGTATTTCCGTATTTGGCCGCTGGCAATGTTGCCCCGCCTCCAATTACATTGCCTAACGCTCCTCCAAGTACTCCGCCAAGGCCGCCACCTAATGCACTACCAATAGCACCACCTAATGCTCCACCTAAAGGTGTAGTTACATTACTATCACCAAAATAATATTGATAATAATAGGTCCATAGTTTTTGTGTGACGTTACTCATATCATCATGAAAAACCATGTTGACTGGATTATATGTCATTCCTGTTTGAACAACAGTTTTTCTATTATATTGATTAACCACTTCTGTCTTTGGAGCAAATTTGGGTAAATCTGTTTGTTTAACTAACATTCCTAAATTAGGACTAGTTGTTGTCCATACATCAGCAACCCCTGCTTGTCCACTTACTCCTTGAGCAAGATTTAAGAGACTTGTTCCTAAAGTCTTTCCCCCTGCGCTTGTACCTAACGCCGCTTTATTAATTTGAAAACTTACATAAAAGAGCCATCCAGCCTTAGGGGCTAGACTATATGTATTGCTGACAAATATTCTAGAGGCGTGTTGGTATGATCTTAAGGTAGGTTGGTTTGCGGCTATATTAGACATAACAATATTTAGTCGTAAAAAAAGACCCGATAATCGGGTCTTTTAAAGTACTAAGCCCTTGCCGGCTTAGGCTGCTTGCCCAGTAATTAGAACGCCACTTGTACGTCCTACGTTCTGACCCACACCTTGTGGGCTACCTGCTGTATTAAGTTGTGTTGCGTTATCATATTTGATTGTTAAGGCAATCTGAACTGGTTCACTTGTCTTATAATCTAATTGTTGATAATCAGCACCACTTAAGAAACAGCCATCTAATTCCCATGTCTCAAGCACGTTAACGGTATCTGCTCCGTTGCCGCCGTCTAGCATTTCGATTACAGTTGAGAACTTGTAATCAATACCAGAACTAGCACTTGCTTGTTCATAGAAGTCGAATTGCTTCTGTAACTGTTCGCCAACTAAGTTGGTTACTGCGTTTGTCATATCGTCACGCAGAGTTAGAGTCATATCAGCCCAACTTGGTTTACCTGCTAGTTTAACTTTACTGTTATAAACGTCAATTACGATTTCCTCGAATGTAACGTTTGGTCGAGTAACGTCAACCACTTGCTTGGTTAACTCTGTTGTTGGTTTGCTTATACCAAAATTTTGAAGTGTCACTCTAAAGCGATACTTTAACTTCGGCATTAGCAAGCCTTGTACACTTGCTGATTGGCTACCTGCTAACGGTACTGTAAATCTGCTTAAACTTGCGATTGCCATCTTTATTGCTCCTTGTCCTTAATATTTATTTTAACCACCTGCACTAATTGCGCCAGTATTTTCTAAACGTAAAGGAATGTAAATGAATTCTACAGCCTTGACTGGTTCAATCGCAATATCAACCCATAGTTGATTTTGGTCGATTCTTGTTGGTGTGTTGTTAGATTCATCACACACAACTAAGAAGTCATAGATTGCTCTTTGACCTACTAATTGTAGGAAGAAACTAGACACAGCCCCTTTGATTTCATCACGTGTGATCTTATCATTTGGTTCAAACAAGTATGGTTTCGCCAATATGCCTAATTGTCTACGGATGTATGCTACTAGACGAGCAACATTAATACGATCTAAACTACTTGCGGCATTAGCGCGAGTGTATTGACCCATAGTAATGATACCTGATCCTGTTAGTGTCGCAATTGGATTAACTTTAACATTTGCTAGAACATCACGTAGGCTTTCTGGTAACGCTGTTGGATGGAATTCTCCAATATCATCAATGTAACCAACTGAACTTACGTTGTCTACAGCACCCCGACGTACACCTGCTGGAGCAAACCACGGATATGATTTCTGATCGCTTTCGGCAATAGTGCGTAACATCATATGACTTGGCGGAACAACAATATAGTTTCCTGTATTGTCTGTTGTATATCCACTTGGATAGTAAACAGCCGCATAATCGTCAAAACTTACAATACCGTCAGGACCGTTATCATAAGCAAGAGCACTATTATTACCCCAGTTGCTTAAAGCAGTACCTGTTGGTTCCAATGTCATTGGTGTATCGCCAACAACAAACGCTGTTTGTCCACGGTCTGTATTCAAACCAATTAAGTTTTGAAGTGTTTCAATATAACCAGGGCAAGCAATTAAGTTGAATACAAGTGTATCTGTATCACGGATTGCCTGACTTGTGTCAATTAATGATTTCAAACTCTTAACAACAAAACTGCGTTGTGCGGCCTGACCAAACGATCCAACACCTAAAGGAGTATTTGGACTTACGCTTACCCAACGTGCTGTTACATACGGAGTAGCCCCGCCACTTCCGTCCATAACTTGATTTTGGTATCTTAAGTTTAGGCCACCATTGGCTTCGAGGTTAATGTAATTTGCTTCGTATTTCTTAACGTTATATCCACTACGACGTAGGTTCCATAAACGTGTGCCTTTTGTATATAGGCTTGGATCTGGACTGTCAGGATCTACATAGTTGCTTGTTAACAATGCTTTGATTGTTGAAGCAGTTTCTGTTGTACCTGATGTTGCCCAACGAGCATCAGCAAATAACCAACCATTTGGAGTTGTGTGGTCAGTTGGATCTTGTTGAACCCATTTTAGAGTTTGTCCGTTCCAAACATAAATGTTTTGACCATACATGGTTAAGTCTGCTGTGCTGATCCAAATATCACCATTGACTAGACTTGTTCCATCACTTTGTGTTGTTGGAGCCTCGCTAGCAATTTGTGGACCATTAGGATCTGTTCCTGGGAATGCTGAGGAATCACGATATCCTACCCAGTTAATACCGTTGTGGTACATGATATCAACTTCGTCAACTAGAGAATCGAACCACAATGTGCCATCTTCTGGATCTAGATATGGAGCAGTTGGTTGTGCTTCAAATACTAGTGGAGCCCAGTTACTTGCTTCGTATGTATAACCGTCTGGTTCGTACATACCTACTCCATAGAAGTTAGTAGTACCTGCTGTTACACCAGTTGTAGGATTTCTAGACCATGCTGTAAATCCAAGAGCAGTTGCTAATGGAGTATGAGTTCCGTCTAAGAAACGAATCTCACCACCTAGGCTATGAGTAATTGTAACAGTAAATTGTGTGTTATCATATGTAGCAGAAGTATATTGTAAACCTGCGGCATTGATATATCCAACCACTGTCGATAATGTATCACCTGGTTGAATTGTAATTGTAGCAGTATTAATAAACGCACCTTGATAACTTTCTTTAATATCAAAAGTTGATGTGTTTGTAAATGTTACAGTTTGAATCTTAGTTGGTGAAACAATAGTTGTAGGACCAGTAGATGTTCTACGGAAGATTTGGAATTCTGCTAGCGATGGTTCGCTTGCTAGACCAATACCGTCATCATAGTTGTCCTTAACATATAGTGTACCAACTGCAATATTAGCACCATCTTTAGCAGGATCTAAACCAGCGATTGCTAGTTCAGGTTTAGCATAGATTGGAGCCTTGACTAAATTCCACGCATTTGTGCTTGCGCTGTAAATTTTTGTTGCCCAGAACGCACCTTGATTTGGATTTGTTGTTTTGATATAAACAGATCCACTTGGTGTAGAACTAAAATCTGGATAAGCAGTATGCGGACCTTGGAATAATGTCACTGGATTATATGTACCAGCAGTTAAACCAATCGCTGCCAAGAATGTTGTTGATGTTCCTGTATTGGCCGCTTGAATCTTAATCTTACCGTCTTGTACGTTTGGATTTTGAATGCTTACTGAAGGAATACTTGTATATCCGCTACCAGGATTGCTTACCGCAATATTTGTAACTGCGCCACCTGAAACAGTAACAGTACCAATTGTAGCATTACCGCCAATACCAACGGTTGGAGGAACATCATAGTCAACACCACCAGAAACAATATTAATTGCTTCAACGGTGAATGTTAAGTTGAATGTAGCACCGGTAGGACCAGTTGTATTAGCAGTTGTAATAGCACCGCCAGCATTAGGAATAGAACCTGTGTATTCACCTGAGTTAACAATAGTAGCACTAGTAATTGCTCCAGATGTAGTAATAGCAGTAACTTGAATTGTAGCACTTGTACCTGCTCCACCCATTACATTTAAAATATTACCAACAGCATAGTGTGTACCGCTATTAGCAATAGCAATAGTAGCAACTTCCATAGTTGCTTGAGCACTTGCTCCGCTTGCGCCGTTGCTTGATGCTGTAGCATCAGCAAATAATTGTAGGACTCCGCCTGTACCAATTGTAGCATTAACACCTTGATTACGCATTATTGCATTAATACTTGTAGCAAGAGTACTTGGAGTTAGAGTTGGACCAGGTAAAGTAACAGTCTGACCGTTAATAATAATTGCAGGGCCGGGGGGTGAACTTAGGCTTGCTGGAATTGCAATAGAACTTGTAACAACTGGCCAACTTGTTTGCCATACTGTAGAACTAAATGTGCTTCCTGCTGTGAAACCTGTTTCTGTGTTAGTACCAATTTGTACCCAGTTTGAAGAACTGTTTTTATACCATGTTTGGATTTCATTTGTGCTTGTAGCAACAACAACGTATGAACCAGGAGTTAAGAAGTTAGAAGCAGGAGTCATCCCGTCTTCGCTTAGATACATGTCCATGTTACTATTATCAATGATAGTAGGAACTTTATTGACAAATGCTTGTGTAGTTTCATTCCACTCAAAAATACCCCATGAAGTATTTGAAGTAGTGTCTAACCAATATGTGCCGTCTGCTGGCAAGCCAACTGGTGCGCTAGATTGTGGAACTAGTTCGCTTAGATCTAAATCAGCACGAGCAACATAAGCCGCTGAACTGACACCTAATAAACTATATGCGGCTTGTAGACCGTATTCGTTAAGTTCGCCACCGTTAACTGGGTTACCGCTAGCATCTGTGTAAAACAATGGAGTACCAAAAGTATCTGTAAGATCTCTTTGGCTAGTAATTAGGTATACTGTACCTGCGTTTGCTTTTTGTGTACCTGCTGCAATTCCAGTTCCGCTTGCGTTCATCTTATCTTGTGCTGACGCAACAATAATTAAAGGAACTGTACCTGGAGCCGCTGGCGTATAGAAACTTTCATCTATTACTGATACGCTTACGCCTGGTGAATTTAATGTGGCCATTTCTTAATCTCCCATAAATGGTTTTTCTTTGTTATATTTATGGCGATGTGGGAAAAACAACCGGATTAAATACTATTGAAAAGGGCACAAAAAGGGCACGGTATGAGAAACCTATGTAAAAAGTGTAATCAACGTCCGGTAGCGGTAAATTACAAAAAAGAAGGCAAGACCTATTATAGGTCTGTATGTGATCACTGTGCTAGGGGATTAGATCCCGGTGTTCCAAGATGGAAACTACACGGATATAAGAAAAAAGATAAATGCGATAAGTGTGGATTTACAAGCAAACACCCTGAACAATTTGATGTTTTTTATATCGACGGAAATCCCGCCAATGTTAGATATTCAAATCTTAAGACTGTATGTTCAAACTGTCAGCGAGTCCTACATAAAGAGGGCGTTCGTTGGACTCAAGGGGATCTGACACCAGACTTTTAACCTGCGCAAATAAATCATCAATACTACCATTATTGTCTAAGACCGCATCAAATTTAGTTCCAACCCAAGCAGTTTCGCTAGCATGAATTCCTGTTTTATCTAACCTATGTTTACTAGTTGCCCAGGTCACATTACCATCGGGGCCCCTGTTTGCGCTAACTGCGGCATCATACCAGTCGGGTTCTGGACCACGAACAACACGGATCACAATACCGCCAGCGGCTTTAATTGATTTAATTTCATTAGGAAAACGGCAGTCACTAATAACTATGTCATCTTTCGAGTTGCGTAGTTTATTCTCTAATGCGGCAATCCAAATATCGTCATGGAAGCCTTTGCGACAAACTTCAGTACCCCAGTATTGTAATACCCATCGTGGTGTTAGATGAGGCATACCTAAACGTTCTGCCCACCACGGATCTACTTGTTCGCGCCATTCACGGGCTGATTTAGTTCGCCCTTCTAACATTGTACGGTCCCAGCCAAACACTTGTGCCACAGCATCTTTAAGGCTGTTGGCAAAACTTTCTCTTCTAAATTCGTGGAAATTTGTTAGATAATCGGCAATGGTATCTTTGCCTGATCCAATAAAACCGCACACACCTATAATCATAGTATCTCCCAGTCGATACTTTAATTATATTAAGGAAATGTTACAATGTCAATGATTAGGTTAACCAATTACAAAACTTAAAGGAGTTCCGCCGTCTTTATAGTTAATTAGATCTAATTCAAGGGCGTCTAATTCGGCTTTGCCTTCTGCTTTAAGTTGGGCACCATTTAAAGTTGTGCCACCTTGCGGACCAGCAATTTGATTAAATTTTTCACGTGCTTCGCCTAACATAATTTTACAAGTTGCTAGGGCGTAATCTTTGATCCATATACCAGAAAACGTATCTTGGAAAATTAGATAGTCCGGTTTATAGTTATACATCCATAGTAAAACACTTTCCTGACCTTGCGGACGTTGACTTATTCTTAATTTTTTAGTAGTCGAATTCCAGTCAAAGTTGATAAAACTACCAAACATTTTACCAACTAAATTTTGGTAACTTGCGAACATGTAATATGTTGCTAAACCACCCATGTTGCTAGATGATAGCAAATAGGTATTTGTGTAGGCCAAGTTAAATGGTTCAAATAACGAACCTCCATCACCGCCGCCTGTTCTAGAACCAATACTGCGTCTAAATACTTGACGAACTTGCATAACATTAGGGTCTAATGTGTATTCGTTAGTATCTTGTTGTAGGGTTAAAAAGCCGAAACTTTCTTCTACAGAATTAGTCGCACGTTGGCGGTACTTTAATAGTGCTCTATCAATAGCAGTATTATAGTGTTTTGGATCAAGTTCAACATCAACC